TGGTTGGGGGCATCATGGTGCTCGTACATCATATGCACATGATTATGCCAACCGACTGATCACGGTAGAAGTTTGATACAATAGAATAGGTTGGGAGGGGTTGACAAAAAACTTCTCCCCCACTATAATAACTACATACTAAACATGCCTCAGTAACTCAGTGGACTAGAGTATCCGCCTTCTAAGCGGTTAGTCGTTGGTTCGAATCCAACCTGAGGCGTTTGACTTTTTAACAAAAAAGTCTTATAAATAAATCACTTAGGTCGAAAACAATGTCTTTTCAAATGAACAACAAACAGATTAACATTCTTGATTGCCGCTATTGGCATATCGAGGGTACTCCCCTGTTTGCTGACATGGAAAGACATATGTAAGATGTAATCCATAAAAGCAAAAGACAGGGGAGAGAAACCAAAAGTTTCCTCCCCTTTTTTGTTGTCTGTGACAGTTTCTTAAGTGTCCACCAGTCCATCCTAAGAGACCGAACGGTGGTATTCTAGCTAAGTGGTCGAGAGAGACCACGATTCGAACCTTGAAAATTTAACTCTTTGGGACATTAACTCAGCGGTAGAGTATCCGGCTTTTAACCGGTTAGTCCTCGGTTCGAATCCGAGATGTCCCATAGACCGCCGCAGTTCGGTCTCTAAACATAAACTGTTCGGGAGGATTTCCGAGTGGTTAAAGGAATCTGACTGTAAATCAGACGGCTCTGCCTTCACAGGTTCAAATCCTGTTCCTCCCACCTTGACCCATTAGTGTAGCGGTCTATCACGCCACCCTGTCACGGTGGAGATCACGGGTTCGAATCCCGTATGGGTCGTTGGGTTGCTGCCCGATATGAAAAACACTTCCGTTACCTAGCTAGTAACTATGGTTGTGAAAAATCGGAATTTCCTCTGCCCGTGCTCTTCGGGATGTGAATTGCAGCACGGGTTCGAATCCCGTTAGGAATACCAAGGAAACATAGCTTAGTTGGTAAAGCATTCGACTGATAATCGAAAGACCACTGGTTCAAGTCCAGTTGTTTCCACTGTGTCGTTAGCCTAGTGGTAAGGCAGTGGTTTGTGGAACCACCTAGATGGGTTCAATTCCCATACGGCACCCCACTCTGAGGTCGCCAAGTGGTAAGGCAGCGGGTTTTGGTCCCGCCATTCGTGGGTTCGAATCCTACTCTCAGAACTATACTCTCTTAGCTCAGTGGACTCAGAGCACTTGACTACGGATCAAGGTGTCGTAGGTTCGAATCCTACAGAGAGTGTTGACATTCATTCTCAGTGTGGTATGATGTCTTTATTGGAGAGGTGTCCGAGTGGTTTAAGGAGCAGACCTGGAAAGTCTGTGTGGGGGCAACTTCACCGTGGGTTCAAATCCCACTCTCTCCGTTGACAAACTTGCAAAAGTTTGTTACTATATAAAAGGATAGAGGTTAAGTCTCTGTTATATCCTTATGAGGTATATCACACTTAATCCATCATTCCCCTGTAGCTCAGCGGTAGAGTCGTCGGCTGTTAACCGATTTGTCGCAAGTTCGAATCTTGCCGGGGGAGTTGGAAGGTCTGGAAATGTTCGGGTCTTCCTACTAAATCCTAGAAATTTTTTCTAGGTCAGGGGATTGATCACCCCTGTTCGTAGGTGCCAAAACCGCTCCTCATCCCTAGTATTCTGTGGGTGAGTGAATGTAAAGAGGGATAACATAGGTAAAGTTATCCACACCTACCACATCCTCTGGTAGTCTATTGGTAAGGACAGGCAGACAATCGACACTTGCCAATCTAAACTACATAGTTTATAATTGGTACATGCGGAATTAGTTCAGTGGTAGAACGCCATCCTTCCAAGTTGGATGTCACCGGTTCGAATCCGGTATTCCGCTCTTGGGCGATTAACTCAGCGGTAGAGTGGCCTCCTTACAAGTGGTAAGTCACTGGTTCGATTCCAGTATCGCCCATTGATAGGACGAAAAGAATGGAAATAAATGTATATAATAAATTCGGTGATGTAGTTAAATCAATTGATCTTAAAGACTCTATTGAATACATTGATGGTAGAGTTTATAAAGGAGATAAATTTTACTACAAAGGTATAGGAGTTCCATATCAATTTCATCATATTCATCCTGACGACATGACTGATGAGTATGATTTTATTGACGTATGCGATGTTTTTTATATTGGTAATTTAGTTTCGAAAAAAGTCTTCGCAGGAAAGACTGGAATATTCCAAGAAAAATATCAAACTCATTTTACTGATTGGATTGGTGCTTGTGGTGTAAAGGAACTCAACATATTTGAAAATTTATATGATGAGAGTGGATTTGAATTCAGTGCAATTGAAGTTTTTGAATATCAAATTATTGATGAACAAAATCAACAATATTATTTGAAGGTTGATTATCCAGAAGGTAGAAATAATTACTTAACGAGTCCTGATCCAAAAAAACTTAGGCTTCTTTTGGACTATATGATTTACTCTTTCTATTCTTCAATATAATAATGTAGATGTTGGTCATTTATATTCAACAACTCCGGTTGAAACTTATAGAAATATAATTTATAATTACTTGATTACTGGAAAAAATTGTGGTTTCTGTGGAGTTGGTAGTTGTAAAGGAAGAAAGGATTCTAATGAATCTTATGGGGAGGAAATTCGAAACGAATATATTAAAATGGCTAAAGTTCAATTGAACTTATAAATATCTCAAAAAGAGTATAATGGAAACACTTTATAAACTACTTTCTGATACTCAATCGAGTCTTTTTGTCTTATTTCATAAGACTTGGGCTTATCATTGGAATGTAGTTGGAGAAGATTTTCCTCAACTTCATACTCTTTTTGGTGGTCAGTATGAGACTATGTTTGAAGAGATTGATCGTATCTCTGAACACATGAGATTTTTAAATGTAAAACCACTTAATAGTTTAGAAAGAATTCTAGAAGTTTCAAAAATTAAAACAGGTCAAAGTACAACAGATTGCCATAAGATGGTTAAGGATCTGTTGAAGTCAAATCAAGATCTTTGTGAACTTCTTACTGAGGTTGCTGAAGAAGCTGATGAACAAAAGTCAAGAGCAACTTCAAATCTTGCAGACGATCTAAACGAAACTCATGGTAAATTTGTTTGGATGTTAAGGTCTTATTTAGAATCTTCACCTGGATTGAAAGAAGAGGTAGTTGAGATTGAAGAAACTGAGGAACAAATCACCGAAGAAATTGTAGAAGAAACTATTGAAGATTGATTAAAGGTACAGTACAATGTTAAGAGTAAGATGTAAGGTGTGTAACACCGAGTTGGAGTCGCATCCAACTAAATCAGTATGTTGTGGATGTGATAATATGACACTTGTGAAGGGAGACACTATTACTGCTGTTGACCTAAACCAGGTTGTCATGTTAAACTCCATAAAAGAAAACAAGAATTCTGGTGTACTCAGTGCATCGGATCTTGCATATCAAGAGTCCAGAAGAGCTCGTAAAGTTCGTAAACTGGATTTTGAGGTAAAGTAATGTACCAAGAAGATTTGAATCCTTATAATTCTTCTGAATATGAAAAATTTTTTAAAACTACTTTATTATACAAAAAAATCAGTAAAAATTATGATCTAGTTTCTTTTGATAATGATTTAATGCAAATTATTAATGGACTCACTACAAGAACAGTTTTATCTTTATCTATTCTCGATGCAGCACCATTTTATTATTTGCAATATTTGACTGACTTAAATCCATCAAAAATATATGATATTGGATGTAGAGCAAATTTATTTAAAAAGTATGTTCCAAATCTAATTGGAATTGATGTTTTAGCTGCAAAAAAAGATCGAGATGCAAATGCTGATGAATATCTAAAAATAAATAATCGTTTTTATGAAGAAAATTTTGAAACAATGGAAGCAGCTTTTGCAATAAATTCATTTCATTTTTTTCCTCTTAAAAAAATTAGAGAAAGAGTGATTCAGTTTTCTTCTTTAATTTCTAAAGGTGGTAGAGGTTGGATTACTTTTAATGCAGCAATAATGTTAGAACGTCAAGTTAAATCAAAAATTAGATTAAATTCTAAAAATATACCTGAGGAAGAAGTTGAGAAACTTGAAAAATTTGTGAGAAAAGAATTGTACGATTTGCCATTTAAATTAGAAGTTTTTGAGTGTACTATAAATAAAGAACTTGATTCTCCTTTAACTGGTAATGTACGAATTCTTTTCACAAAATAATTGGAGGATTGGCTGAGTGGTTTAAAGCAGCGGATTGCTAATCCGTCGATGTCTTTAGGGGCATCCATTGGTTCAAATCCAATATCCTCCGTTCGGAAAGGTGGCCGAGTGGTTTAAGGCAACTGTCTTGAAAACAGTCGATGTGAAAGCATCCGGAGGTTCGAATCCTCTCCTTTCCGTTTAAAATTATTAAAAATTTAAGTATTTCTTAATAAGTGTGTCGTAATGAACACAAAAGGATGCCTTTTGGGCTTCCGTGATTATTATATACTTATGTACAAGTTAGTACCTTATGGATCAACATACCTACGAAAATTGGGTGAAGATCAAAGAGACCTTCGAGGCCTCAGGTAACATGAATAATATGTTCTACAAAAGAGCATGTGAAATTGTAAAAACAAAAAGAGATCCTTTAGCTAAGTTTCTTGGAGATGAGAAGTGATGGAACCTCAAGACGAATTAATCAGTCGTAGAGAAGTTCAGGAGATGATTGATGATGCAATCCGTAGACACAACCGTAATGCTTCAATTATTAGTATGTGCGTCGGTTGGGTGGTTCTTGCTTTATTTGCTGAGGGACTTCTAAGACTTATTGGAGTTATTCCACCAGTACTACCATGGCTCAACATTACCCTGAAATAATTGGTATCGTTTTCCTGTTAGTATTTGCCGCCACGATGTTCTATCAAGGCACCTGTATTATTAGAGGTCAAAGAGGATATTCCCTCAGAGACTATATGAAACAGGAAAGTGTAAACATGCGTCAAAGAATAGAAGAACTACTCAAAGACAAATGATAGTGTTAACCGAAGAGGATTTAAAAGAACTACAAGAAAGAGTTCTACATCAAAAGATGGATGAACTATTTGAAGAACCATCTACATACGAGGATGATGATGGAATGGAATGAATTCATCGACTTTTTAGGCAAACAAATTTTAATTTTTATCGTATTTGTGTGTGGTCTCACTGTGGGATATATGTACGGACAAAGAGATGTGGGAGGTTAAATATGAATAGTTTAACTTTGTCTAGTATTTGTGTATTTGGAGCAATTGGATTATTTATTTTTTGGGGACTGGGACACGCTTATCCATAAATTGGGAGAGGACAAATGAAGATTTTTTTAGATACGGCTGACGTTTCATTTATTAAGTCAGCGTATGACACAGGATTATTGGATGGGGTCACTACAAATCCATCATTAATTCTTAAGAGCGGAAGACAACTTTCGGAAGTTATTCAAGAGATTTCAACCGAGTTTCCAAACTTGCAAAGTATTTCTGCAGAGGTTGTTGCAGAAACATCAGAAGAGATGCTTTCACAAGCACAACAATATTACTCAATTGCACCTGCAGTTACAATTAAAGTTCCTTGTACAGTAGAGGGACTTAAAACATGTAAGTTTCTTTCTGATAAAGGAATTCAAACTAACGTAACTTTGGTATTCTCAGTTGCTCAGGCAATCCTTGCATCTAAAGCAGGTGCAACATTCATCTCACCTTTTGTTGGTCGTTGGATGGATAACTCTATTGATGGTATTGAGTTGATTAGAAATATCCGCAAGGCTTTTGACTACTCTGGAACATCAACAAAGATTCTCGGTGCATCTCTCCGTGATGTGAGACAGGTGGAACAATCTGCACTCTTCGGTGCAGACGTTGTTACAATCCCGCCAGTGGTCTTCTGGGCAATGTATAAGAACATTATGACTGATAAGGGTCTAGAACTCTTCCAGAAGGACTGGGAAGAGGTATTGAGTTCTGTTAATAAGAAGTGAAAAATATTGTTATTTTTGGTGCAACGGGGGACTTGTGCCGCAGAAAACTTATTCCAGCTCTATATGAACTTCATAAGAAGAATCTATTACCACCTGAGTTTATCATTACTGGTGCGTCAAGAACGCAACACACTAAACAAAGTTGGTTACACACTCTTGGATCTTACCCAGAAGATTTTGTAAATCGTCTGAACTATGTTGTCTGTGACTTGTCTGATTCCGACAGTCTGAAACAATTGGAACCAGGAGAAGATGTAACATTCTTCCTCTCAGTTCCACCAGAAAGATATGGCGATGCGGTTCTCAGTTTGAAATCTACAGGATATGTGGAAGATGTTGAGACCAGTAGAGTCATCATTGAGAAACCTTTTGGATACAATCTTCAGTCCGCAGAGGAACTGCAAGAGATTGTTTCTTCCAACTTGAGAGAAAAACAAGTCTATCGTATTGACCACTATCTTGGTAAGGATACGGTCAATAATATCCTTGCAACAAGATTCAGTAACGTTCTTCTGGAACCTCTGTGGAATCGTGATTATGTGGAAGAGGTCCAGATTTTTGCAACTGAGACCATTGGTTGTGAGGGTCGTGCCCAATACTATGAGACTGCTGGTGCAGTCAGAGATATGTTGCAGAATCATATGTTGCAACTGCTTGCTCTGATTGCAATGGAGGCACCATGCAAGAATGATGCTAAAGAGATTCGTAGAGAGAAAGTCAAAGTTCTTTCTGCTGCACGATTGGGAACAAAACTAGTCTGTGGTCAGTATGCTGGATATAAGAATGAACAGGGAGTTGATTTTGATTCACAAACTCCCACTTTTGTTGCCGGTGATATTTACATAGATAATTGGAGATGGAAAGGAGTTCCTTTCTATTTTATGACTGGGAAAAAACTTCCTGTGGGTTGTGTTGAGGTTGTAATCAAACTGAGAGCACCTGCAGTGAATTTATTTGAGGGTCATGAAGGTAATGATCGCATTGTGATGAGGTTTCAACCAGATCCTCACTTTGATATTCAAATTGATATTAAATCCCCAGGTCTTCAGGATAAGGTTGAGAAGGCAATTTTGAAACATAATTATCCAGAAGGTGCGATTGATGGTTATGTGAAACTTTTTTATGATGCAATCAATAAAGATCAATCACACTTTGTTCATTCTGAAGAAGTTATTGAATCATGGAGAATTGTTGATGATCTTCTTTGTGTTGGGGATCAATGTCCAGTCAACACAAAACCCC